TGGCATTTAGATGGTTTAGAGAGAAGTATAAAATAAGATTTATTATCCAATCAAGTATGTCAGATTTAGGTGAGTATTTTAAAGTAATATTTCCTAATGGCGAACAAAGAAATGTAAGTTATAATACCCCCGAAGCGGCTGAACTTGAATGTTTAAAAAAATTAATTGAAATCGTTAAAAACCAATAATATGAACATACCAACAGCAGAAGAATTTGTAATGAAAGGTCATCTTCGGGTAGAAGATGATGAACAAAAAGATAGTTTAGCTAAGTCTCATATTGATTTTGCTAAACTTCATGTAGAAGCAGCTTTGAAAGAAGCATTTTTAAGTAGCGAAATGAGAGTTTCAGAAAATGATACTAATGAATATCCTAGTTTTGTCAGTAATTATGATGATGGGTATGTAACAATTACAGTTAGTAAAGATTCAATATTAAACGCTTATCCACTAGAAAACATAATATAATATGAAAAACATACACGTATTACCAACAACTCCAAATAACGAAACAGCTGGAGGTGTTTGGATAAAAGAAACAAGAGATTGGTGCAATATATACATTACTAATTCAGAAAAAATTAAAGAGGGTGATTATGTTATTACACCAACAAATGATATTATACAATGGGCAAAAGTATTTCAACCTATTGGTAAAAAAATCATCCTAACAACAGACCAAGACTTAATCAAAGATGGTGTACAAGAGATTGATGATGAGTTTTTAGAATGGTTTGTTAAGAATCCAAGTTGTGAAAAGGTTGAAGTTGGGTATGGATTTATCAGGCTCACTGAAACTGACAATGAAGGATATTGGGTTTCTATTCCTGATAAACAATTTGAAATGCAACAAGAAGAACCTAAACAAGAAATTGTAGGATATAGATTAAAACCTTCTATTGATAGAAAAATAATTGATGTAATATTAAAAAATAGCATGCCTATATGGAATCAAGAAGATAAATCAGTTTACTTTATTAGAGGTCATATTGCAGGTTCTTTAGTTGCAAAAATGAAAGAATTACAAGTTCTTGATTTGTGGTTCACACCTATTTATGAATTTGAAGAAGTTAAAAGTGATTGGTTAAAACAAAATCATTTGGACTATTATTATAAAGAAGGTATAATGAATAATGAACCTAAACAAGAACCCACGGAAGAAGCTAAGCAAAGAGCTAAAAACTATATGAGTTTAAAGGGAGCGTTAGAACCTAAACAAATTAAATGTTATTGTGGTCATACAACATATTGTGATTGTAGTCCTTTAGAAGAACCTAAAGATGTTGTGTTAGGATATAAAACTTCTTTAGATGCTCAAATGTTAGATAAGATTGGATTAGAAGAACCTAAACAAGAAATTTGGAAAGATATTCCTAATTATGAAGGTTTATACCAAGTTAGTAACTTTGGTAATGTAAAGTCTTTAGAAAGATATGTGAAAGGTAAAGTTGAAGACAGGCTGCAAAAAGAAAACATACTTTCAAAAAGATTAGTTGGAGATATAGGGAATCAATATTATGCTGTTACATTATGTAATAATAAAAATAGAAAACAAATTAAGATTAGTGTTTTAGTTGCAATGGCTTTTCTAAATCATATTCCAAATGGTTATGTTGGATTTACAGTTGACCACATAGATAATAATCCATTGAACAACAATGTGAATAATTTACAAGTAATAACTAAAAGAGAGAACTCTTCTAAAGATAGAAAAGGTATTTCAAAATATACAGGTGTCACTTTTAATAAAAAAACAAATAAATGGCGTTCTCAAATTTGGATTAATGGTCAAAATAAAACATTAGGTAGTTTTGATGATGAATTGGAAGCACACAGAGCATATCAGAAAGAGTTACAACAACATTTAAAATTACAGTAAAATGAAAAATAAAGAAACACTTGAAGAAGTTGCCCATGAAATGCTTGTTGATTATGGAATTAAGTCAATAGGTCAAAGTATAGGAGTTTTAACAGTTAAAAAACTTATGGTGAATATGGCTAAATGGCAAGCTGAAAGAATGTATAGTGAGGAAGAAGTAATTAAAATAATCTATCAGTTACATTTAGAAATGCAAACAGATAAAGATTTTACCTTTATGAAAGTTGATGAATGGTTTGAACAATTAAAAAAGAAATAATTATGACTTACATAGTAATGACAAATGGTAGAAATGGAATGTATTTATTTTTAGTTGACAGAAAAAAAATTAATAATAGATGGTGGTCTACAGATTGGAGCGATGCAATGCAATTTCAAAAAGAATCAGCTGCAAAGATTCAAGCTGCAAAACTAAAATACAAATCTCCAAGAGTTATATCAATAAATACTGCCATAGAACTATCAAAAGAAAACGATAAAAATTTTGATTACGAATCATTGGTACATCCATTTTCATCAGATGGTTTAGGACAAGATTAAATAATTTAAAAAGAAATAAGATGAGTAAGCAAACAGCAGTAGAATGGTTAGTAGAACAACTTACAGAAGTTGACTATGGGTGCATAAATAAAACATTTTTACAAAACAATAACAGTTTAGCAGGGCATAAGCTAAGAGAACTTCTTGAACAAGCTAAAGAAATGGAAAAGGAGCAGATAATTGATGCTTTTGATGAAGGAAATCCACATGCTTTTATTCCTAAAGATGGTCAACAATACTACAACGAAACCTATAAACAACAAACACCATGACACCAGAAGAAATAAAAAATGATATATCTGTAAAAAGCAGATTAGTTGGTATGACAGATGATCAACTTAAGATTATTGATTTTATAATTGATTATAGTTTTAAAGATAAAAAAGAAGTCTATACCAATGGTACTGTATTAGTTCCATTATTTAGAGTATTAGATGCTATTGCACAAAACGGAGAACAATATCAATCAAGTTGTTAACCTTTAATACCAAAACCAATGACACCAAAAGAAAAAGCAAAGGAGTTAGTAGATAAAATGATATATGAAATAATGTATAATTGTCAACCTACATTATCAGGTATGGTTGCTAAACAATGTGCATTAATAGCAGTAGATGAGATGATTCAATTTGCAAATAAAATGGACGGTGGCTTTTCTTTTAAAGATGAAATTATTTTCTTACAAGAAGTGAAACAAGAAATAGAAAACCTTTAACACTAAAGAGAAATGAGTAAATTAAGAGAAAATAGTATATTCTATAAACCACCTACACGAGAAGAACGCTTACAAGATTTGAAGTATTTCTTTTTATTTTGGAAAGGTAGAAAAAAAGGTATAATTCACACTCGTGATATTACCCTAGATGATTTTAGGTATATTTTCTTTCCTAAAGGATTTCATGAAATATATGGCTACTTAGGTTCTGTGCCTTATGAAGGTAATGGAGATGTTTTTAAGGCACTATATCCTTTGATCTTAGCCATGGACTACAAAGCCAAGCCTAAGTGGTGTCCTAGATGGTTTTTAAGGTTCTTGTATGTATTTGGTAGCGACAAATCTATTGTTAGAGTTAGAAACCGCAGATTACATAATCTACTTAGGAAGCTTACAAAAGGTATTACAATCTATGATTACAAAACTAAGTGGAATAATTATGATTTAAGAGTATCAATGGCTGCTCCACAAGACATTTGTGATCTAGAAGATGCTATTATCACTCATTTTTATGATCGAGGTTATAGACAAGAACTACTCAGTGATATTAGAGCTATAGAACCTGATTTTAAATATGAGTGGTGGTCTACTCAAAAACTGCAAGACTACAATGATACGCTTAAACCAAAAGAAGATGAGTAAAACTATTAAATGTATTGTAAGACTTCATGGTATCCGGCGCGAGATTATTACTAGTGAATTTAATAGCATAGCTGCTGCTAAAAGGTGGTTAGATTTATGCTGGTATAGACCATATACTATAGTAAGAATTTCCCAGGATACTTCCCAAAAAAAGAACTAACACTTTTTTAAAATAATCAATATCTTTGAAGAAAAAACTATGACAACAATATCATTTACTAATGGCTGGAAAGAAAACTACCAGCATATAAATTTAATCCCGCACACTCAAGTAGTGCGTAAACCATTTGGGCCACAAGGATCCTGCTTAAAAGGTTGTATTAACACTCGTATATGCAAAGATCCATTTTGCAAACAAGTTCTTGAGAAGAAAACAGAAGTAGTTATTAGCTGGCTTGGTTTTACACTAACCATCCTTTCAAAAAATGAAAAACTAAGTAAGTAAATATCTAATGTTTCACGGGATTCTCAAAAAAGAAAATGGTAAACTTGTTTATTCTGATACATCTGAGAAACTAAAATATGACATGTTCTTGAAAAACCTCCCAGAAGGAGCTACTATTGAGATCTATGTAGAAACTGTTAAATCAGATGGTAGTGTAGCACAACTTGCTAAAGTGCACGCGATGATTAGAGAATTAGCAAACTTCTTAGGTTACACCTTTGAAGAAATGAAATACGAGATAAAAGATAAAGCCGGTTTATGTCTGGTAAAAGACATAAACGGCTCCCAAGTAAAAGTATGTAAGTCTTTTGCAACTTGCTCTAAAGTTGAATTAGGTATGGCTATCAACGCCTGCCTAGAAGTCGGTGATATAGTAGGTTTTAACCTTCACTAGTAGGTTCAACATAACCTTCATCACCGGGTTCTAGTACCTCTTTATCAGCATACTGTTTTTGATCTATTGATGAATCTTCTATTTCTTTAATTAGAATGAAAAGAGTTTGTATATCAAAAGCTTCTGGATGTTGAGTATAAAACTGAGGGTTTTTTTCTACTGTAGTATTATCTAAAAGTTGTTTAACGAGATCTTCACTAACAGTGTTAAGCTGCCGAAACAACATTGATTTAACTCTTTTGTAGAAGAAACCACTTACTTTAATGGATACTATGTGTTCATCTTGTAATTCTTTTACTATAACCGCCATAATTTAAATGTTTAAAGTTTATGACAAATATAGATATAGATAACATAAGAGACAAATTATATGCAAAACTTGAACCTTCTGGTTGGTCAACAGTGCTTCGCCATTTTATATATAGTAATGATTTTACTAAGATTATACAGAAGTTAGCACAAGACAGCGTAGAAGGTAAACGATTCACTCCTTCACTTAGTAAAATGTTTAGTGCATTTTATGATTGTCCATACAAAGATCTTAAAGTAGTAGTTATTGGTCAAGATCCCTATCCTTATGCAGGTATTGCAGATGGTAAAGCTTTTTCTGTACAGAGTGGTACAACTAATGTTCCACCATCTCTTAAATTCATTTTGAAAGAGATTGATGATACTGTTTATAAAGAACGCAGACAGGTAGACCCTGATCTAACACGTTGGTCAGAACAAGGTATATTGTTACTAAACATTGCTTTAACTACTAGTATCAACAAAATAGGACAACACTATTTGATTTGGCAGCCTTTTCTAGCTTATTTGTTTGATATGCTTAACTGGCATAATCCTCAGTTAATTTACGTTTACATGGGTAAAAAAGCTGCAGAATGGCAAGATGCTGTATCAGACAACAATAAAAAGTTGTTAACTTCACACCCCGCATCAGCAGCTCATAATAAACAAGAGAACTGGGATTCCGGGGATGTATTTAACAAAGTAAATAAATGTCTGGAAGCATTACAGAAACCCCTAATAAAGTGGTAATAAACGAAAATTACTATTTTGACTTACAACAAGAGATACACCGCTTTTGCAACAAAATCTCTAAAGTGTATGGAGTTACTGTTCATGTTACAACTCTGGAAAAAATTGATATTCTGGCAAAACCTACTCTACAAAGAATAGAGGAGGTAATCCTAAATATCATACATGATGAAGATCTACAAGAAGTTCCTAACAAGTTGGCAGATTTGAACAGAACGTATAGTATTTATAGACAAATCTTCTGTAAAATAGCCAAAGATGTAGGTTATAGAAAAGGAGTAATCGCTGTTTATCTAGGACAAACCCACGGGAACGTAATTTACTCTATAAAGACAATAGACAATCTTCTAGAAATAAACGACTACAAAACTTCATATACCTATAAAAAATGTTTGTATGAACTTAGAACCAAAGAACAAACTATTGACTTTGTTGCTGGAGACACTGAATCTCAAGATAACACCCAATGAGTTATTTGCTTTATTATGCTTTAAAGAAAAAGTTGCTGTAAGCAGCTCATCTATCAACTTACACTTTGAGATACGCAATCTTAAAGCTTTAGGTTATGTAACTCCAACAGCGTTTGTAGGAATTGATAATTTAGAGAATGGTTGGGTTATTACTGAAAAAGGTCAAAATCTTTTGAAAGAGATGGATGTGCTGTACAGTAAAATTGTTGAAGATGTTAACACTGCAGTAGTGGGTACCTCTTATTCAGAAAACATTAAAGCGTATAATCTTTTGTTTCCCCGCGGTAAACTACCTAGTGGTAAACAAGCTCGAGTAAATGAAAAGAATCTAGAAACTGCTTTTAAGTGGTTCTTTAAGAATTTTGATTACTCTTGGGAAACAGTTCTCGCAGCAACTGCTTTGTATGTAAATGAGTACTTACTACGTAATTACTTGTACATGCGAACTTCTCAGTATTTTATACGCAAGATGTCTGGAGATAGATCATTTGATTCAGAGTTAGCCAACTACTGTGAAATGGTAGTTACTGGTAACTATGATGATGATGAAAACAAACATTTTAGCGACAAGGTAGTTTAGGATTAAATTTAGTAATATGGTAAATGGTAAACATGCTTGGAGAAGCCAAAAAGAAGGGTTTCTTGATTCTCTTAACTATCTTAAAGGTAGACAAGAAGGCTTGATCAAGAGTATCAAGACACCCTGGGAAAAATTTAATGACGCATCTACAGATGGCGTTGAGTGGAACTCTATGACTGTAATTGGTGGTAGACCGGGTAGTGGTAAAACTCTTATTGCTGACCAGATAATTAGAAGCGCTTTTACCTTTAATAAAGGACAAAAGTTTAGAGTATTACAGTTCCAGTTTGAGATGCTTGCCCGTGTATCTGCTATCCGCGAATACAGTAGTTATCTAGGTAAGTCTTATAAGTATTTGTGTAGTGCAGATGGTATTTTAGCTCCTGAAGATCTCACAAGATGTTATGCTTATGCCAAGAGTCGTGTTAAGTATCCAATTGATGTAGTAGATGAACCTTGTACTACATCAACATTCAAAAAGATCATCGAATCTTACATGGAAAAACACACAGAAATTATTGACGAAGAAAAAGTTTTTACAAAAACAATCATTACTTTAGATCACTCATTACTAATCAAAAAAGAGAGTTACGAAAAAGATAAATATGAAATGCTTTACAACTTAAGCGAAACAATAACAGATTTAAAAAGAAGATATCCAATAGCATTTATCATATTAAGCCAACTAAATAGAAGCATTGACTCTCCTGAGCGCAATGAAGATGGTAAATATGGAAACTATATTTTAGAATCAGATTTATTTGGCGCAGATGCATTACTGCAGCACGCGGACATGGTTGTTGGTATCAACAGACCAGGTAAACAAAAAATTAGATTTTATGGGCCAGATAGATACATTATAGAAGATGACAAGGTTCTTGTCATGCACTTCTTAAAATGTAGAAACGGGGACAACAGAATGAGTTTCTTTAAGGCAGAGTTTGAAAAGATGCAGATCGTAGAAGCTGATACACCACCAACACAAGAAAAGAGAACACTAACCAAAATCGTTTAATATGTCAAAAACAAGAACAGAAATCGTTAAAGAATTAAGAGAACATCACCAGTTAGTATTTAATGCGCTTAGAATACCAGATGCTGCATATATTCCTAAGCTTGCGTGGAAACCTCAAGACAAAGATTACTATTGTATGGGATTTTTTGCGAATGAACTTAGCAGTGGAGTAGATGTATACACAGAGTATGTAAGTTCTAATTTAGAACCAGAAGATCCTGAGCGCAAACTTTATTGCTGGAAATACAATCCACACTTTGCTGATGAATATGATACTATTCCAACAAGTGGTGGACATGTTAGATACTTAATTCCTGTTGAAGAGCTTCATGTAGTAACCGTAGACTCAAAAATTGAGACTACACCTAATGAGTTACCAAAGCTTAAAACTAAAAGTAAAGTATTTGAGATTATGGATCCTGACAATGACGCTCCTATTGATCAGATGACAATTAAGGATCTGGCTGCAATATTGTGGCAAGCTCCTGTTAGTGACAAATCATTTTTAAACCAATTAATTATAGAAAGATGGCCGAAGCATGCTTGATTATTGCTGAATCTGGATCAGGTAAATCTACCAGTATTCGCACATTAGACCCTGCAACAACGTTTATTATCAATGTTGCAAACAAACCTCTACCATTTAAAGGATGGCGTGAAAAGTACACACTTCTATCTAAAGAGAACCCTAAAGGTAATATGAGTAACACCTCAACACCCGGCGGAGTTGTCAAAGCATTAGAGTATGTATCTACCAACAGACCTGAAATTAAAACCATTGTTGTAGATGACTGGCAGTATATGTCAAGTTTTGAGTTCTTTGATAGAGCACTAGAAAAAGGTTACGAGAAATTTACGCAGATTGGCGCTGGTTTAGCAGCTGTTGCTAAAACACCAAAAGATCTACGTAGTGATTTAGTAGTATTTTTCTTGACTCACTCAGAGGATTTCTACGACAGCACTGGTGCACGCAAAACCAAAGCTAAAACAATTGGTAAAATGGTCGACGAGAAATTAACACTCGAAGGTTTATTTTCAATTGTCTTATTTGGTAAGGTTAAGAAAAGCAAAGATGGTGAACTCCGCTATGTTTTCGAGACTAAAAACTCAGGTGATAACACCTGTAAAGCTCCTTTAGAAATGTTCGAGGAAGATGAAATATCTAACGACTTAGAACTAGTACGCAAATCAATTATTAACTTCTAATTTAATCACTATGGCGCTTAGCACAAAAAAAGTAACCACCGAGGGTGGTGGTAGTTACATCTCAAAAACAATTGAGCCCGGAAATGTAAAAGCAATGATTCACGAGGTAAAACTTGAGCCTTTTACTTTTGTAGAAAACTCCTATCATATTGTTATGGAGTTAGAAACAGAAGAAATCCCAGGTTTTGAAGGTTTTGCAATTAATCGTGATAAACCAGATGGTCTCAAATACAAAGGTCAAGTTGGCAGAGTTAAACTTAGTCAATATGCTTATGTAGATGGTGTAACCAAAACTGGTCGTGAAGTATCCCGCGATACTGAAATCTTGCGGGGTATTAAAAACATCTGCGAAGCAACAGATTGTGTAGGATGGTTCAACAACCAAGATGAAAAACACGATACTATTGAATCGTTTGTTAATGCTTTTAATAGCGAGAAGCCTTTCGGTGCTGTGCTAATTAACTTTTGTATAGCTGGTAAAGAGTATCAGAGCCGCGAGGGTTATACTCGATATGAGTTATTCCTACCACGCACGGGTAAAGGTGAAGTAGCTATGGAATTAGCAGATTTAGATGAAGGTAAAACATCTAGATTAGTAACATTTGATATAAATACACATGTTACTAAGAAACCTGGTTCTAAACCTGTAACATCATTTGGTAGTAATGCAAGTAATGATGATATACCATTTGAACCAGGAGATTTCAGTACACCAGCAGGTGATTTTGAACTCTAAACAATAAGTAGGTAGTTAAATAGCCCCTGAGCAATCGGGGGCTTTTTACTATGTAACAAAAACCGATGATTAAAACCAAGAATATAGTATTTGATATAGAAAATGTACCTGCTACCTGGGTTTTTGAACACTACTTGTGTTGTGAGCCACTCACTGGTCAAAATGTAAAGATCAACTCTGTATTTAACCCAAATGATAAAAATCCTTCAATGTTTCTCTATGTCAACCCAACAGGTAGATATAAATACAAGGATTTTTCTACTGGAGCCCAAGGTGATCAAATTGATTTAGTAGCAGAACTATTTAGTATATCCCGTGTAGAAGCTATCAACAAGATAATGCACGAGTATTCTAAAAGCAACAACACAGAAAGTCAACAAAGAATAATCAAAAAAGAAGTTTTTAGGATTGAAGAACACTCAATGCGCCACTGGACTGATCAAGATGCTAAGTTTTGGCAGCGATACCATATTGGTAGCGCAATACTTGACCATTATAATGTACAGCCTTTAGAAAGCTATACTTATTCTAAAACAAAAGGTGCTGAGATTAAATATTCTAAGATTTCTAAGAACTATGTATATGGTTATTTTAAAGAAGATGGTACTCTATATAAGATATATCAGCCATATAGTACCACCGCCAAGTTTTTAAAAGTCAAATCTTACATTCAAGGTCTAGATCAGTTACAAAATGACAAAGATGTCTTGTTTATACTGTCTTCACTAAAAGATCTTATGGCTTTTAGAATACTAGGTTTTAACAATGCTACATTTCTGGCACCAGATAGTGAAAACTCTGTTATACCAGAAAAAACCATGTCAAAGTTAAAAAGCAGCTTTTCTCAAGTGATTGTTATATTTGATAATGATCAGGCAGGTATAAACTCTATGATTAAATATGAGCAGTTATACTCGATTAGAAGTGTGCACTTAACTCTTGATAAGGATGTGGCTGATTGTGTTAAGCGTCACGGTGTAGATACCACCCGGCAAGCAATTGTAACCTCCTATAAACAGAAATATGGGTAAACCATTTGATGATTTTAGAACGTATGTTGAAAAAATAGCTAAAGAATTTCCAGAAGAAAGCGAAAGCCTTTTTATTCTTTATCTTAGTTGTGGTCAAGAAATTGACGACGGCGCACCAGTAGATGAAACAATCTATGAATACATTGCAGAAATTGAAGATATAATAAAACAGTTAAAAAATGAGTAAATACATAACCGTTGATCCTGGTAAAAAAGGAGCAATCATTTTTAGAGACAGTGATAATAAGATTACAGTTTTTAAAATGCCATTGATTAAAGATCAGCTAGATTATTATGAGTTTAACAAACTAATCAAAAGTATTAAACAAGAACATCCTGATGTAAAACTAGTATGCGAAAAAGTTGGAGTAATCTTTGGTACCAGCAAAACTACTGCATTCTCTATGGGTCACCAATCTGGTGCTATTGAAATGTGTGCTATTGCTAATGATATAATCTACACTTTAGTACCTCCTAAAACTTGGCAGAAAGTAATGTTTTTAGGAATACCAGCTATTCAAAAAGCAAAAAGCTCTGCTAATGATACAAAAGCTATGGCTCTAATCGCAGCTAAAAGATTGTTCCCAGAGGATATGCTAAAAACAAATCCTAAGAATAAACCCCACGACGGAATAGTAGACGCATTATTAATCTCTGAATACGCATGTCGAACAAATTTGTAACAACAGAAATAGAAAATAAAGCTCAAGAGCTTATTGAAAATTATAGCCTCGAAGGTGCTATAAAACAAGCTCAACAGGTAATATTCTTTGCAGAAGAAAATCCTTTACCTATAGCTGAAAATAAATTAAAAGTCTGGAATAAAACATTAACATATTTACTAAGTAAGCAAAATGACAGAAACAAATAGCTATGTTGAAAAGTTAGAGAACATATGTAAAATGCTAAATGGTCAAAAAGAAGACATAACTATCGCAATGTTTTCTTTAAAACAAGAACAAAAAAACTTACTAGAATTATTAGTCCTTTTAATAAAGCTTAGAGGTATTAAACTAGAATGTGACCAGGTAAATTTTAGTCTAATAGCACAAATTATGAATGACCAGCTGAGTATAAACAGTTATACTAAAGCTTTTCATTTAGTATATGATGATGATTCTCTTTATCTATTGATGCATGAAACTATAAGAAATGCAACAACTAGAATTAATTATGAAATACTAAATAGTTGTTCAGATGTAAAAAAAGTCAAAATACAATTTCAAATCGTAGACAATGAATAGACATGAAACACTAGCAAAGGCTGTTAAAAACCTTATGCTAAAAGAACCATTTTATGGCATATTTGCTCTTAGTTTAAACAAAGAGTTTTCTGATGTTGTACCCACAGCAGGTGTAGCAAAAATGGGTATTAACTACAAGTTAGCTATTAACCCAACATTCTGGGATAGCTTGGAAATGAATGTAAAAGAAGGAGTACTTCAACACGAGCTCAATGTAAGGGCTCCTCGTATAGGAATATACGTGTAAAATATCTTAAATTGACGGGAACCGCCTTAGAGCTTTGTGCACCAAACATGAGTAGTGATACATTATGTGGCCAGAATAATTACCTGGGTATGGTAAAAGAAACAAAGATTGGCAAATCCGCAGCGAAATTTTTTGGTTTTATCAATTATTTTTGGTATATTATAACATATATATTTACATATGCTAAACCCAGAAATAAAAGAACAGATTGTTAAGGAGTATGTTACCTTTAAAAAATCAGCATATACGATAGCTAAGATGTTAAACATCAATATAAAATCCGTATATAGAACGCTAAAAGCAAAAGGAAAATCTTCAAGAACAATGTCACAAGCAGCAATGAGATACACAGACAATACATCTTTTTTCAACAATATAAATTGTGAAAAAAAAGCTTATTGGTTGGGTGTATTATATGCTGACGGTAATGTTTCAACTATTAAAAAAGGTTCGGGACAAGTATTTTTAACATCTTCAGACAAAGAATGGGTAGAAAGTTTTTTAAAAGATTTAGACTCAAACAGAATGTGTCATAAAGAAACACATAACAAGTTTAAATCTGTCATATGGAAAGCTCAAATTACCTCAAATGAAATGCACCAAGCTTTAGTAAAGTTAGGTTGCGTTCCTAAAAAGTCTTTAGTTATAAGATTGCCTTTATTGTCTTCAAGACTTATGCCTCACTTTATCCGAGGATATTTTGATGGAGACGGTAGTGTAGGTGCTTATAAAAACATTCAATCTTCTGAATGGAAAATACTCAAAAGTAGTATCTGTTCGGGCTCTGAAGAGTTTATAAAAGATATTCTTAAAATATTACCTGTGAAAAACAAAAAATATAGTTATAAAGGAGTCTACATATTACAGCTTTCTTTACATGATACACTGAGATTATACAATTACATGTATAACGACGCTACAGTATACTTAGAGAGAAAGAAAAAAGTATTTGATGACTATTTTAAAATCTATATTCCAAAAAAGACGTTCAACGACTACAATAGATTACCCAAATAAGGGTAAAGGTATAGTCTGATCTCATATGAAAGTATGAGTTAACACAAATGATTACACATAGCATTCTTTCATCTCTATTTGCAAGATGCATATAATGATAAAGAACTATTTAATGTGGCTGCTGACATGGAGGTAAATCAGTACATTGAACGTGAGAATCTTCCAGAAGAGGGCATTTTCATAGAAAATTATCGAGAGCTTAATCTTGATAAGAAAGCCGGTAGTGATTACTATTACAAAGCTCTTCAAAAAGCTCAAGATCAAAAAGATAAAAAGGGCACATGTGGTTGTGGAGCAATGGATGATCTTCTTGACAAAATTAGAAATGGTGAACCATTACCTTGTGATCATCCTAACTGGAAAGATTTTGAAGGATTAACAGATGCTGAAAAGCAACTACTCAAAAGGCAAACTACACATTTAATTAAAGATGTACAAAATGCTCTAAAAGGTAGAGGTACAATGCCTGGTGAAATTGCAGAGCTTATTGAAATGATGAAAGATATACCGCCAAAATTTGACTGGCGCCAATATCTTCGTCGTTTTACTGGTGGCTCCATTATTCCTTACACTAAAAAACTAAGACGTAAATACAACAAACGCTATGAAGACAATCCAGGTTTAAAGATTAAATACCACAAACATCTATTAGTAGCTATTGACACATCTGGTTCTGTTAATACAAGTGAGCTCAAAGAATTTGTAAACGAGCTTGTTCACATTCACAAAACCGGTGGTCAAATTACTGTTGCACAAACAGACACCGCTATTTCTAAAATGGAAAAATTTAATCCTCGAGAGATTGAATATAAAATTCATGGTCGTGGAGGTAAAATTGGTGCCTCCCTATACAGTAATGTATAGAAAAAAATGCTGTAAATTGCGGGAAGTTGCTTAGAGCTTTCATTACCAACTATATATGGTGACATGATATAGGGCTGAAGTAATTACTCAGATATGGTAAAAAGATGAAAGATTGCATAATCCGCAGCAAAATCTCTTGTATATAAATATAAATTTCGTATATTGGTTGTATAACAATACCACAATGAAACGAATTTATAATGTAAACGATGATTATTTTGAGACTATTAATTGTGAACAAAAAGCTTACTGGTTAGGTTTTTTGTGTGCTGATGGCTGGATTAACAAACGTTCTACTGGACAAGATCGTTTAGTTTTAGATATTTCAATAAAAGACAAAGAACACTTATATATATATAAGAAAGATCTTAGTTTTGAGGGAAATATTAAAGACTACATAATAAAGTCTGGAGAATTTAAAGGTTATCAGCATAGTTCTGTATCAATAACTTCACAAAAACTAGTTGATTCATTATCAAAATATGGTTGTACACCAAATAAATCATTGACTCTTACATTTCCAGATATACCTATAAAATGGATAAACCATTTTGTTAGAGGATATTTTGATGGAGATGGTAGTGTATTTATTTCAAATGAAAAACATTGGAGAAGTAAAAAAATTTCACCGGTAATTCATTATAGATTTATTGGAACTAAAAAGTTTCTTAACGATATAAATACACATATTGGTCTTGATGGTTATATTTCACAACCTAAAGGTAAAGCTTACGAACTAGCTTATAAAAGGAACAAAAAGTTAATTCCTTTTTATATTTACCTGTATACAAATGCTACTGTTTATTTAAAACGTAAACAAGAAATTTTTTCTTCTCATATACAAGAGAGATGTTCAGAGACTATAATCAGCCAACTTAATAAAGTTGAAGGGATAGTCCGAGTATAAATGAAAGTTTATACAGAAAATCGACAGATTTTCAACCAGTAATAGATTATTATAGAGAAAACCTTAAAAAGTACACAGCGCTAATCTTCTTTACTGATGGTGAAGCGCCAACCCCACAAGATGCAGCAGGTAAAATCTTATGGGTGTTATCATCAAGTTCAAGAGACTGTGACCATTTACCTGGACAAACTGTTAAACTAGAAACAAAATAATTTAAACAAACATGAACAACGTAGTAAAACTAAATCTTGACGAGCTAAAAGACTTTTTACGTCACATTGTAGTAAATAATCAACATATTCAAAAAGAAGGAAAGATTCCTGTAGCAGTAAATATTGAAGGCGAAGCGGGGCTTAATTCAAAATAAATGTATATCTTTGTAACATGAAGAAGTTACTTTCGGAGTGTTTACACAAAGACTTAAACCAAAAGTGTGGTATTTACAAAATTACTTGTAATGAACACAGTTATATTGGAAACAGTATTAATATTTATTATAGGCTAAAAAGACATATATCTGATTTGTTAAAAAACAAACATGCAAATAGATATATGCAAAATGCTTTTAATAAATATGGAAAGGATAGTTTTGAGTTTGATATAATAGAAGAATGTAGTAAAACAGTTTTAATTAAAACTGAAGCTTATTATATACAATCTATGAATCCAGATTTAAACCTAATTCAAGATCCTGTTGTAGTTATACATAGTAATGAAACATTACTTAAAATTTCTACAACATTGAAAGAAGCATATGCTTCTAAAAGAATTAAGAATCCTATATCAAAAACTGTTCATCAATATAATATAAATGGTTTTTACCTTAAATCTTATGAATCTTGTACTGAAGCAGAAAAACAATTAGACTTGCCAAAAGGTAAAGTTTCAAAAGTTGCTTCAGGAAAAGGTTTTTCTTGCGGAAACTATAGATGGTGTTATGAAAAAAAAATTAAACTAGAAAAATCCAATATTACACATAAAGGAAATAAGATAGTTTATGCATATAATCATAACAACATATTAGTTGGAGAATGGAAAAGTATTAATGATGTATGTCATCACTTAAAACTAAGTCATTCAGCAATGTCAATAAGAATAAAAAAAGGTAATTACTATAACGGTTTAAAATATACATTTAACCCAGGTTCCGGGTAAAAATTGGGTGAATTGCTGGAAGTTCCTAAAGCTTTGTTAGCTACAACATAACTGGAAACGGTAAGTGTGAATGCTTGAAAATAACAAAGATTTCCTAATGGATAATCAGCAGCCAAGTCTAGACCTAAATGGTCTGGAAAGGTTCAACGACTAGGTATTGAAACTATAGAAATATAGAATATAATATACCCAAGAGTGCCCAACACCAAATAATTGGTGAAGATATAGTCTGAACTATAGTGAAAGCTATAGAAACAAGGATAAAGAGCCTTGTGATAACAAAATGTGGTAAGACATCATCTTTACTGCAGTTAGCTGAAGAGCTAAATATGCAAATTGTAAAATTATCACTATCTCAGATTGAAGAGCTTGGTGACCTTGTTGGTTTTCCAGTTAAAGAATTTGAGATGGTAAAAGATGACGGTAAAAAAGTTTGGATTCAGGATGCAGTAATGCCTATGTATATTCAAGCAAAATACAAACCCACGGGAGAAAAGCGTATGACTCACGCTGCTCCAGAGTGGATTCAAGGTCGCGGTGAAGGCGGCTTCTTAATACTCGATGATTACACGAGGGCGGATTAACAAAATATGCAGTCTAGTATTGTTTGTGTGAATGTTTCTATTATCTTTGTAATATGAAAACATTAACCACAGACAGCATCAAGATTGCATTAAATCGTGTAGGAATCTATAAAATTAAAATTAGTGATAAAGAATACATTGGTAGTTCTTGTAATATTGGTAGTCGTTTAAAACATCATTTGTGGTCTCTTCAACATTTAAAACATCATAACAGAACAATGCAAAACTTATTCAATAAGTATGGTATTAATAATATCTACTTTGAGATTATAGAAGAATGTTCTGAAGAAGTTCTTATTGAAAGAGAAGCTTTTTATATTGAAACACTTAATCCTTATATAAATCATATACTTGACCCTCAAAGTTTAGTAAGAGATGACGTATACAGAAAAAGAATAAGTGAATCTAGAAAAAAAGCTTATGCAAATGGTTTAAAACCACATAATCTTAAAGCAGTTCATAAGTATTCGCTTGATAAAGGTGAGTATTTAGAAAGTTTTGAGTCTCTTACAGCTGCTGCTAAGTCTATTAATGCTAAGAGTATTAATAGTATAAAAGCCGTATGTAATGGAAAACAAACTTCTGCGGGTGGTTATATTTGGTCTTATAATAAAGTTTCTTTAGTATTTTCTAAAGATAAAAAATATAAGCTGCAGCCAGTATTACAATATACTATTGATGATATTTTTATCAAGAAATGGGAATCTATAAAACAAGCAAGTAAAGAACTTGGTATCTCTAATATAAATAGAGCAATATCTAAGAACTTAACTGCAGGTGGTTATAGATGGAAAAAAGCATAAAGTGGTAGGTTCGCCATAAATCATGTGAACTCAGGGGATATCCAGAGATGGGCAATCCTGAGCCAAGCCTTATAGGGATATAAGGAAGGTGCAACGACTAGTGTATGGAGTCTAGAACAGACAGTAAAACACCACGAGCGCATGACACATATAAATATGTGAAGATATAGTCTGAACTGTGTGTATAATCTAAAACAAAGACACAGAACTACAAGATAAAGAACTTGTAGGATAACATAATGCACCGCTTTATGCAAGCTTGTATGGAGATCATTGACCGGCAAGAGTATATTTCTTGGCGTCTACCAAAGAACTGGCATGTTGTTCTTACAACCAACCCAGACAATGGTAACTATCAAGTTACATCTCTTGACAATGCTCAAAAGACTCGATTCATCACTGTTGAAACTAAATTTGACATTGAAGTATGGGCTCGCTGGGCAGAGAAAGTAAACATTGATACTCGTTGTATCAACTTTCTATTGTTAAATCCAGAGTTAGTAACTGACAAACTAAATCCTCGTAGTATTACTACATTCTTCAACTCAATCTCATGTCTTGAATCATTTGATGATTCATTACCGCTAATTCAAATGATTGGTGAAGGTTCTGTTGGTAACGAATTTGCTAGCATGTTTAGCATGTTTATTAACAACAAACTGGATAAGTTGCTTTCTCCAAAAGAAATCTTTACAAAAGATATGGGTTATATATTAGGTGCTATTCGCTCTAATGTTGGTCGCGGCGATAATTACCGCGCAGACATTGCTAGTGTAATGGGTACTCGTATTGTAAACTATTCTTTGATGAAAGCAGAAGAAGGCCCTATCTCTCCAGATATGATTTCAAGAATCATAGCTCTAACAACAGATGAGGAACTCTTCACAAAGGATATTAAGTATTTCATTGTTCGCGCGCTAATTGCTGGCAACAAACAGAAATTCCAGAAAATCCTTACTAATCCAGAATTAGTGAAGATGACTGCAAGCTAATACAGCTTCCAGTCTTTTAAAATGCTAGTAAGCACAAAGAAGTAATTAATCATGTTTAACCAAGCGGGGTAGTTGTTTGCTACCCCGCTTTTAATTATCATCAATATTATGAAACCAAATGCCATAAACGCGTCGCTAAGAATAAGTTATGAAAATGGTATAACAGAATTTGAATGCCTCGGCCCCGCAATAACTCAAAATAGCGAAATAGATTTATATTCTTTATTTCAAGACACTATTCAATTGTCTAAATTTGATACTAGTAACTGCCCTAAAATTTTCATAGGCAAAAGCTGTAAAATTCCTAGAGCTAAATTGGGCTCCCTTAAAGACAACAAAGTTCTAGAAGTTAAAAGAAACATTAAAGACTGTGAATATTTAGTAATCAATGTAAAAAGTATTGTTTCTAATAATATAGAGCATGACTATTACTCATTTATAGTTGATATCAGTGAGCTACATAACATTATTAAGTTTGAGCTTAGTCATAGAACCTATAACCAAGACGTTGCAGATAACATTAAAAACGAGTTTGCTAAAATACTAGATTGTTGCAAAACATATGGTATTACTAAAATACGTTTAGCTAGATTAACCCATGACACCAGAAGAATACTTATATATAAAGATTCAAAAAACAAATACTATGATAAACTGCAGCCAGAAGGTTATACTAAACAAAGGTTCATTAACACTTTTAATTTTCTAAATCATCCAGATAGAAAATTTGACAGTGATGGTGATGTTGAAGACTATGATAATTCTTTTAATGTAATTCTATTTAGCAATCCCGAAATAGAAGCTCTTTTAAGCAATAATATGAAAATAATAGATTCTTCTGAAATAACTAAACTAATAAATACTACACTTATTGATGAAGAACTATTTGAGAATATATCTAACATGTTAGAGAGTAATGATTATAGTAACGTTGATACTGCATTAGAACTAATGGCATCTTGTGATTTTGAAGAGTCTATGTTCTACATAGTAATGCTGTTAGATTTGCACTATTATAATATAAGCAATTCAAGTTATTTCAAGCATGTTAATTTTCAATCTTTGATACAATATGTAAAAAGTATTTTATTAATTGGTAACGTAGATACTCCAAATAGATTTAAACGAATTATGGGTGGTCAAAGTACAATGGAAAGCCACGCAAATGAACTTCTTCAAAAAGGCTATATGTTTCCTGAACATAAATCATTTATCAAGAAACATATGTTCCCTCATCATGATGTAAATTGTGAATTTATCAGAGCTGAATTTCATATTTCAGAAAGCGTGCTAGATAAAATGGATAAAAACTTAGAAGCTAAACAAAATAATACCGAAGAATAATGGAATTTGACTCACTAAAACTAGAAGGAGATTTTTACTCAAAAGATTTTTACTTTAGCTATTCATCACTGAATAAGCTACTATATTCGCCAGCGGCGTTCTATAAACATTACGTGTTACAAGAAAGAGAAGATAAAGTAGAGTCTTATCTTATTACTGGTAAAGTTATTCATACTTTGATTCTTGATAAAGGACGATTTGATGAGTTCTTTGTTGTGGTACCCACAAATTTACCCGGCGACAGCATTCGTAAAATTGTAGACCACATCTTTAAGAACCACTTTTTGATACAAGACAACTATGACAAAAACTTAGAAGACTTTGATACTGAGATACTTGCATACATGCAAGAAATTAATTTGTACCAAAGTTTGGTTGATGACAAAAAAGATGTAACTTTGACTGGAGATGCAAAGCGTCTCGAGAAGATTCTCAACGACCAATCCAAACAATACTTTTCATACCTCAAATCAAGCTTAGGTAAAGATTTAATCGACGAGGAGACATTGAAAATTTGTGAAGAGGCAGTGGTGGCTGTAAAAGAAAACAAGAAAGCTTGGAGTCTTTTAAACACCGGAGCACAGTTTGAGTTACAAGAAGTTTACAATGAGATGTTTATATCTAGGGATTATAGGGCCCAGTATCCTTTTGGCTTAAAAGGTATACTGGACAACATAACCATAGACCATGCTAATAAGACAATCACAATCTGTGATCTTAAGACTAGCAGTAAAACACTCTCAGAGTTTCCGCAAACAGTAGAGTTCTACAATTATTGGTTACAAGCAGCAATATACACCCGCATCGTATTTGATGAGTTTATTCTCAGCAAACCAGATGGTGAAAAATGGAAGATTAACTTTCATTTTGTAGTGGTTGATAAGTTCAACAATTGCTATGTGTTTGATGTCCAAGAAGAAACTCTTATTAGTTGGCAGAACCGGTTAACCGACGTACTTAAACAAGCAAGTTATCATTACTCTAATCGCTCATTTAATCTCCCCTATGAGTTCTTAGTTGGTAATGTAAAACTTTAACCCCCATGGTAATTGAATCTTTGTACACGGATTATTTCCAAAAATCTAAGGCATTTATGTATCCTGTCTTAGGTGTAAAAAGAGGCAGTAGTGTAACACCCATAGAGACTTATATGTCTTGGGTGGGACACTACTCTCTCGAAGACATGCGTTTGATATGTAACTATCATATGCGTGAGGATATAGATTTCATTAACTTTGAAAAGTTTACCCTTAGAAGTTCACCTTATTATGAAAGTTTTCACTACTTAAGTGATACATCTGGACTTTACATATTTGATATGTCAAAGTTTAAGAGTGATTGGTTCTACTTACTAGCTGGTAAATATTCAAAGTTTAGTGACAAACACAAAAAAATTATCAGTACCTTTTTTGGCAACAACAGTTCCAGTTCTGTGTACATAGATAGTTTTCTTAACCCCAAAAAGTATTTCAATATCTACGCTAAACTACTAGATGAGCCTAAAAAGCTTTTAGAAAGCGTTGGAGAACTTTGTTCTATTCCAGATTTAGAGAAGGAGACATTTGTAGCAACAGTTAAAGATTTGGATAGAAGAAGTATTATTGGTTAATTTGAACCAAAATTAAATTATGAGCACATCAATCAAACCAACAATGCTTGCCATTAAATCTACGTGGAATGGTAAGCCCACATTTAAAATGATTCCTGCGACAATAGATTGTCCATTTGTAGAATGTATTTTAGACCCTGAGAGCAAAGTTTTAGTTGTTATCTCTAAAGTATCTAAACAGACATTACACATGCTACCACGACTTGACGACAATGGTGATCCCAGAATGCTGAAGATTACCAAGCGTCCTAGTGGTAAAACTGTAATGGAGGAGCGTAAAACAATTGAAACTTTTCAAGAGTATTATGTTGACGACGAGACAGCCATGCTTAATATCTTAACCATGCACACGTCTAATGCAGAAGATGTTAGAGAAATTTTTGACAACTTAATGATGCCAGCAATAGCAAAGGCTCCAGAGATAAAAATCTCTAAAAAATAATCCTCACGGGTTAATTGGTAACAGACTGCCGGGGGTAACACCCCGGCTTTTCTGTTTTAATTCAAAAATTAAGATTATGGCATATGGATATGTAATGGATTATGAAACTATGCAAAATCTTTTCGTAGCTGTATTCGAGGATATCAATACTGAACAACAGAATATCTTCGTTATACACAAACTACGTAATGACTTAACTAAGTTTCTAGAGTTCCTAGATGGTAACATCAAAAAAGATGAACGTCATGTGTCATTCAATGGTCTAGCATTTGACGCTCAGATAACAGAATATTTTCTTAAACATGCTGATAGACTCTTAGAGATTTCAGCTGATGCTGTTGCTAGGGAAATATAT